CCGCCTAAGTCGCAAGCGACTATAGACGGTGTACCCTGCGCACAAAATTTATGGAAGAGCAGGAGTTTCAGGAGGAGCTCAAAAAGGCCGTCAATAAAGCTTACGGAAACGGCTTATACGCCGGACGGCGTAGTATTGATTTCGGCTGAACCGAACAAGAAAAGAAAAACGGCACAGGAAAGCGGCAGAACGAATATGAGCATAGCAAAAATCGAAACTGCATCAAGCGTAACGCTGGTTCTCAACGGCAAAACAGTTTTCGCCTCAGATGATACCTCATACTGGATGCAGGGGTCTAAAATCATCGACGAAAACGGTTGGATTTGTGGTAACGCCGAGACTATCCGAGATGCCCTGTGCATAGTCTTGGCAAAGTACGGCGGGCTAAAGGGAAACAGCGCAAAACAAACAAAACCAGTAAAGGCGGTGAGAGCATGGTAGTATATACGAAATCAGGCGTGACGGTGAATTGCTGCGGTAATCTCTTCATTGCATCGGACGGCAAAACCTACAACCTCTGCGGCAGGATGCTGACCTGCAGCGGCAAGGTCATTAGCTACAACTGTCAGTCGAAAGACGAAGCACTGGGTACGGTCGTGGGACTGTACGGCGGTCGAAGGTTCTAGGAGGTACAATATGCAAACGGTCATGACAAACAGAGACGTAGAGCTACGTGTGGAAAGCAGCATCATTTACACAACCGATTCGAAGGCGTTCTGGCGCAGCGGCAACATGCTGGTCGGAAACGGCACGGTCATCAGCTACCAGTGCCGGTCGATGGATGAGGCGGTCGATATGGTCGCCGCCTTGTACAATGGCAGAAAAACAGAAGCAGCGCAAGCATAACCATCCTGCAAAAATATATGCCGTTCATCTTTTTGGGTGGACGGCTTTTTGTGTTGTGAATACAGCGATTCAGTGGCGAAACGAGCCAATTTTACCAGCAGTTTGATATTCTGCGGCATGATTTCCAGCAGTTTGATACTCTGTGGGCAGTTGCACAGCCGTGCAAATTGCATACAATGGGAATAGGAGAACAAAAAAGCGATGCAAGGATGTATTTGCAATAAATATGGCGGCTGTTTTTGGTATTCATGAAACAACACGAAATTAAACGAAACGCGAAGAGGATACAAGAAAAGACGAATGAAATCCGGCTGAGGCGGATAATACTTGCGCCGAGTGGTTTGAAGTCCGGACAATGGGACAGCTAAAGTGGTAAAATGAAACTAGGAATACCTAAAATCAGATTTAACCGAAAAAACAAAAACCATGAATGAATAATTGGTTGCTAAAAAGTAACCGCTCGCTTTTATACCCAAACCAACAAATGACCCAAATCTGTTTAGGAAGGATAGGCACAAAATGGCAAGAAGGAAAACAAACGACTTGGAAAATCAGATGTCGCTCATGGACATGATGGCATCGGAAAGCCCCGAATATACCGAAGAAGGCCCGGAAGAACTCTTGGACCCCGGCGAGGACATGGGGGACAGTGAAGGGCAGACGGATAAGCCCTTCAAACTCGTGGCGAACAAGACCACGAAGGCAAAGGTGAGCATCTCCACGCAGGCGCTGAATGTTGTGAAGGCGGTATATGCTGATACGGTCGAAACGAATTGGGAAGAGTTGTTTGACGGGTTCGACAGACTCTATGCTATCACTTTTTCGTCCGGTATCGAGTTCGTGAATAAGGTCATCAACAAGTTCTCGTATGCGGAAGTCGTGTTCGGATGCGAGAAAATCATCGCCAACGACATTGCTGCCATCATGTCGGTGCAAATCGACAGCGTGCAGCGGCTCGCTAAGTCTAAGTCGGCAGGGAACCTTGCGAACCGCCTCGATGACGGGTCCTTGCAGCTGTATGTATCGCGAGACACGAAATCGCACGAGAAAATCTTTATCTTGGAGAGCGCTGACCATAAGCGTGTCCGAGTCATCACCGGCAGTGCGAATATGTCGGCATCGGCGTTTTGCGGCATTCAGCGAGAGAATATCGTCTGCTTCGATGACGAGGCGGCATTTTCGCATTACAAGGTTCTGTTCGAGACCTTCAAGGAGACCTGCTCCGACAATGTCTCCTATAAGGCAGTCGTGAACACCATGAACCAGGAAGATTATCTGAAAGAGAACATCAAAGAAGTGCCTGTCTTTCAGTCTATTGAAAAGCAGAAGCTTGTCTTTCTGGAACAGGCACGGCCTGAGGATGAGGTCGAATACGAGATAGTTGCCGATGTCAAGAAAATGCAGGAACTCGTCAAGCCAATCATGCCTAAGATGCCGGTACAGGCGAATCGTATTGTAGTGGCAGCGGAACCGATGCGCGTTTTCGGGAAACGATATACCGAGGTGCGGCGTGTGGCAGCTGAGGCAGTTAAGCAGCTCCCCAAATTACATATCGACTATGATGCCGGGACCATGACCTTCAACGACGAGAATATCGACCTCAATCCGAATCTCAGCGAGGTGGCAAAGAACATCAAGAGCATCCAGAAGTTCTTCTCAGGCATGGACTACTTTTACGGCGATGTCGAACAGGCCAAGAAGGACTACTTCAAGTACATGACCTGGTATCTGGCTACTCCGTTCATGGCGTATCTGCGGTATTTCGCATCGAGGAACAACTACGATACGAAGCTGTTCCCGATGTACGGCGTTATATACGGCGACTCAAACGGCGGCAAGACGACCTTTATAAAATTTCTTGTCAAACTCATGTGCGGTGAGACCGTTAAGATGAACACGACGGAGGATTTCACAGCCACAAGAATCGACGGCCTCAAACGAGTTTGTGAGGGACTGCCGCTGAACATCGACGACCTCGCCAAGACCCAGTTTCAGAACCATTCAGAACGGGTAATTAAGAATGATGAATGGGGTATCTCGGACAGGCTCGTGAACTATCCTGCTGTATCTATCACATCGAATAAAATTACCTCGCTGACAAAAGACCTCTCGAAACGCGCTATCATCTGTCGAATTGGTGCTAAAATCGACAACGAGCGCGGTGCCAAAAACTCGAAGCGTGTGAATGAGAGTATGTCGGAGCTGACAACCGCGTTCTATGGCGAATATGTCCGCCGAATGCTTGTTTGCATCGATGAGATGACGACGGAAATGCGTGAAAATGCGAATGGCAAGGAATACTTCCCGGATATCTTCCACGCTTCGTCTAGTGTCATTGCAGATATCTTCGAGGCATGCGAAATCGATTTGCCGGACTATGTGCGTATCCTGTACTATAACGACTATATGGGTGATGAGAGCATTGGTCGTGCTGCAATTGAGAAAATCGAACTGGCATGGCAGGCTGACCCGAGCAAGTTCCGGGTTGATAAGAAGCAGAACAGGCTCATTTACTCCTATCCGCCGGATGGACCGTGGTACGAACTGAAATACATTGCAGATGAGCTGCCGAACTCCCTCGAAGCAGAGATTTCTGGCGGCAACCAGCTTATCATGAACTACGAGCAGGCACAGGAATTGTTCGGCATCAAGTTTCGGCGCTGGCTGGGCATCTTTAACCTCTAATATGCATGGCAGGTTCTTTTCGGAGCCTGCCTTCTTATTTCGCAAAAATAGTTGCCCATTTGTGCGAATTGCAGACAATCAGAAATAAAGCATAAAGCAAAGGAGCTGAGTACCATCTCAAAATTTGCAAGCAAAAAGTTGATTGAGCGAAATTGGAATATCATGAAAGACTACGGCAATGGCTATTCCGTTGAGGAGCTTGCCACAAAATATGGGTTGAGCGTCCGTACTTGCTATCGAGCCCTGGATGACGCAAAGCAGAAAGCCAGAATTCAACTGGCACAGGTTGAGGATGCCAGAAAAGCTGAAATCCTTGCGGCATACAAGAACAGTGTCCCTCTCAAGGAAATGATTGCGAAATTCAACGTGGCGGAAGGATATTGCAGCATGGTTGCCAATGATGCGGGCCTGACTGAAAACCGCAGAAACGAGCGCATCAAAATTCGGCAGAAACCCCGCAATGAAAATATCTTCCGGGAATATGAAAGCGGCGTGCCGGTGCAGAAACTATCTGAAAAGTATCAGCTCTCGGTTCCGGGCATTTACAAAGTGATTCAAAGAGTCAGAAAGCAGAAGGAGGCGATGAGTCTTGCAATGGATTGTGAAGCAAACCAAATCGAAAGGATATGAGTTCACCTTCGATATCGTGAAAGGCAAGGCCGTTATCGGGCAGGCACACTATATCCCGAAATTGCTACGGCAGGGTTATGGCATCCGGCTGAATGATTCCAAGTTCCTGCTGCAATACATGCCAGCTGCTGACGCAAGGGCGTACATGCGCGGCATCAACACGAAAGATATTCTGAGACACCCTTTTGCTATCCGTGAGAACAACTGCACGGTAGGCGAGATTTCCGTCATCCATACAAAAACCGGATTCCTCCAAGGATACAATTCTATCGCCATGCAGCTGTATGGCGAGGAATACCAGAGCTACAAAATTGGTTTTGGAAAAGAAGGAATATGCTGCCCTGTATTCCTTTGTGGACAGCAAATCGCCCAAATCAATAAGAGCGCGGTGGTCAAGGATAATCTGGATGAATACCTGATTTACGCAGTGAATGAAAAGGCACTGATGCCGTCCGTCATGTTCGCCATTTATATCGATGGGATATACTACGCAAACCGAGGCATGTATGTGGATGACGCAACGACTATCAACTGCGAATACAGCTTGAACGAGGAAGTCCTGTCCCACTACGACCCGAATTTTGTCAAGGGACTATAACTCCGATAACTGGTATTCACAGACAATATCATATTGCGAAACTGTGCGAATCGCAGACAATTAAGAACAGATGAATTACAAAAGCTGAGGTTACACAATGAGCTACGAACCTATCATAACACCTGGCAATAACTTTTTTCTTGTCTCAACAGAATACAAAGAGAGCTGCTTCGCCTGGTGCCGCAAGCAAATTAGAGCGACACTGAGGACCTGTCAGGGACGAATCATCATCATTGATGCAACGGGCGAGTACGCGGACTTGGCGCTTGAACATGACAGATTGATTCGAGAGAAAATTCCGTCCATTATTTATCGGTATAAGCTGGTGGACGGGAAACCGTATATTGCTCATGTCATTGAAGTTGATACGGAAGCAAATGAAGCACCGCACCTGATTGTATACGATATCAGCCGGACCATAATCACCAGCTGGAAGGTCGGCGTGGAGGCAATTGATAAAATCCTGCAATCCTATGCCGTGATGCAGGACAGTGAAATCGCGTGGCTGTATGTTCCGCTGGACCTATATACCAATGTCAAGCCCGAAAGCGAATCCTGGAACATTCTGGAACGAACCATCAAGGGCAATGAAGGAAAGCTCATGACAGTGCTAACGACCCGAAAATTCACCATCGGCATGGTTCAGCGCTGTTTGCATATGACAAAAAATAAACTTTTGGAGGATAGCAAATGACCAATGAACAGCTGAGAATCGCATTGACGGCGAATGCCGTTACCAAACAGACCCGTAACCATTTTGGGTTCAGTGACCCGTGTGGAAAAACGCTGGAAGAATACAACAAGTCTGCGATGCTGTGCTGCATGACAGCGGCGCAGAAAATGAACACGCCGGGTTTTGAGCGTGTTTTGGCTGCACAGATTTTCCCCTGCTTCACCATCGGCTGCTGGAACCAGACGAAGACGGTCTATGATTTTGACTACGAGTTCCAGAAAATTCTTATGGATACGGATGACATGGCGATTCATCAGGATATCCTGCAGCGGCTTCCGGTTCGTGATTTCTTTATCCCGGTGTATGACAGCTACGACTACAACGGTATGTTCGTGCATGTGGAATTCGAAGAGAAAGAGAAGACCGCTGCTTTCGGCATCGTTCTTGTCGGCCCGGCCAAAGGCAGCCATGATGATTTCACGTTCCTGACTCTGCCTGCCTGGGCCAAAGAAAACCAGAGTTTGACGGAAGCAACTCGGAGCACGAAAGAATACCTGGAAAAGGCAGCCGGGCAGCGGCAGGTAAATGGTATCAGCGTACCGGCTGTGATGGAAGCAGTTCCTTCGGTCTTTGACGGCGGCACACCTTATGTTCGCCTGGCAATCCTGTGTGCCTACTATCTTGCCAGCAAGAACCCTGATGTCCGCTTGGAAACTTCCAAGAAGCGTGACCGCCCGGTTTTTGTATTCCAGGGAAAAGCACAACGCATCAACATTAAACCGTATACCGTTGGTGAGAATGCGGCCAAAGAATACAAAAAGAATGGGGAAGGCAAAACTCCCCGCTGGCGGCATTACTGGTGCGGCAATGGCCGGGAACGCCGGGAATGCAAGTTTATTTACTGATGGCGGTGAGGGTGAATCATGGCTCCCCATACTTATCAGGACCCGATTGGGTTCTATGAATGGTTCGATGACCTTCCCTATGCTATCCAGGATAGTATTCTGAAACACCTGCCGCATATCAAAGGCGAGGAATGGTTCATCGTCATTATCTTTGCCGCTCTTATTCTAATGATTCTGGTTTCAGCGTATCTGTGCTATGCAAGGCATAATGTCAGAAAGACGAGTGAACGACTCAACGCTCTGAAAGAACTGAATGCTGCAACAAAGTTTATACCGGTCGAGACGCAGTACCGATACTACCTACGCTCTGATACGAAACTGGAATACGAGGAGTTTTCACTCCCGAAATTCTTCCGCCGCGAAGTGAGAGAAAACTTTAAGCTGTTCAACACTCTTCTTGGCAATGCTCGGGCAAACACGATATTTTATGAAACATATGCCCTCGAAATCCAGGAACTCCCGGATTGGACAGAATCGGATGACGATTGCGGGCGGCATATCCCGTTCTTTCTCTACCACAACATCGAGAAAGAGTTGTACGATGAAACTGTCCTGGACTGCCCCGTAACGAGCCCTGAGTTTGTCTGTACGAAAAGCTATCTGCCCAAAGATGCCAAAGAGCCGATTGAGACGGAAGAGACCTATACACTGGAAGAACTCGAAGAGTACATCCGACGCTTAAAGGTTGCAGCCGAGGTTAAGAAAAGCGGCCAGAGTGCAAGCTGAAAAAAGTCAGCAGCCATAAGCAAGAGGCAGGGCCCTGTGTTTCATGGTTCCAGAACGTTTTTCCACCTGAACTTTAACAGCACTTTGACATTCTGCGGGTATTGACAAACAGCCAAAAAGGTGCTTGGGTCAAAAGCTCTTGCAAAAACGTACGATACCCGTACAATAAGCACAAACAAAATAACGAATGAATAGGAGATACATACCATGAGTGAACAGAATACCAATGCTCAGCTCGAAGCTTATCGGACTCTCGTTGACGATTTCAAGCGCTTCGTCAGTTCTGAAATTCGGGCAGAAGAGAACAGCTACAGGATTGTGGACATGACTTCCGAAGATGCCGAAATCGATGACCCGAGCGTTCCGGTGACTCAACTGGAGGACGAAAAAGCAGAGAAGCTTGCCGGTATTTGCATGGACCTGTCCAATGCCACGCTGTGGCTCTACTACAACCGTGACAAATTTGCAAACGTCGAGTTTATGCCCCTGACTGATGAAACTCTGAAAGAATACCAGAAGCAGGCTCAGAATGCTCTGAATGAACCGAAGAGCCCTCTGTATCTGAAATCCTGGTATCAGCTCATTGAAATGTTGAGTCAGGAATGTATCCCGCAGCGCTACGAGGACGACGGTCAGCGATATACAGACGTCTATGTGAACACCTATATGCTCATGTACCTGACCATGACCCGACTCAAGAACGGCGGAACCTTTACACGCCTTGCAAACGGGCAGGGAAGCGATGCTGTGAAAATCACGACCATCGCAATGTACTACTTCTCCAGCCTTTTGACGGTTCTCTGCACTGAATATTAAGAAATTTTTTCCCGTGTGAGCAGCGACGCTCATGCGGGAATTTTTTTGTAATTTTCTATTGTCAATCTGTGCGAATTGCGTACAATGAAAAATATAAACCAAAAATATATCTTATCGTTGTCCCGCATGAGTTGTTTGTGCGGGACTTTTTGTTTGCGGAAAGGAAATGCACTATGTACGGTTTATCAGAAGAAAGCTTAACGATTGTTGGTATTATTTTGATTGTGGTTGGTGTCGCTATGATTGGTTGGGGATTTGAATGGAATCAGGACATTACCAATGATAAACGGGTCGGAACCGTTGTCAGAGACATTGGCGTTATGGTTTTGGCAACCGGCATTATATTTGTGATGCAGCGGGCAATGAACTAAATTGAGAAAAAGTAAGGCAGGCTCATTTCGGGCCTGCTTGTTTTTTGGGTGAAATATGATTACAACAAAGAAGATTGACCCACGGCCATATCAGCAGAAAGCTGCTGCGGCGATTCATAGAGAGTGGGATGCCGGGAATAAGAAAACGCTGGTTGTGATGCCGACCGGAACCGGCAAAACTATTGTGTTTGCAAGCATCGTGAACGACCAGGTGGCAAAGGGTGAACACGTTTTGATTCTTGCGCACCGGGAAGAGCTTTTACAGCAGGCAAGCGACAAGCTCAAGATGGTGACGGGGCTAGAGACCGCGTTAGAGAAAGCGCAAAGCTCGGCGCTCGATTCCGATAAGATGGTCGTGGTTGCCAGTGTTCAGACTCTCTCTAAGCAGAATCGGTTAATGAAGTATCCGCGTGATTATTTCGGGACTATCATCATTGATGAAGCGCATCACACGGCAGCCAAAACTTACAAGGGAATTCTCGAGCATTTCATCGATGCCAAAGTGTTGGGCGTGACCGCAACACCCGACCGAAGCGACATGAAATCCCTATCTGATATCTTTGATAGTCTTGCATTTGAATATAAGCTCCCGGATGCAATTCGGGAAGGATATCTCTGCAAAATTAACACGAAGACAATTCCGGTCGAGGTAGACATCAGCAAGGTTCATATCAATGCCGGTGATTTCAGTGCTCAGGACCTCGGCAATGTTCTTGACCTGTATCTGGACACGATTGCGGATGCCATTGTGCGAGAATGCCAGAACCGAAAGACTGTCATCTTTACGCCTCTGGTACGAATCAGCAAAAGACTGTGTAATATCCTCAATAAGCGAAACTTCAAGACCGCAGAAGTCAATGGCGCATCTGCGGACCGGAAGGACGTTCTGAAAGGGTTTGACAATGGCGAGTACAAGGCGCTGACGAACGCGATGCTCCTGACGGAAGGCTGGGATTGCCCGACCGTTGACTGTATCATCTGCTTGCGTCCTACCAAGAGCCGTAGCCTGTATGCGCAGATTGTGGGACGCGGAACACGCCTATGTGAAGGGAAAAAGAATCTTCTCGTGCTGGATTTCCTGTGGCTGACAAAGAAACATAGTCTTTGCCATCCTGCTGATATTTTCTGTGAAGACCCGGAAGTGGCACAAAAGACCACCGATATGCTGGCGGATGCGGCACTCACCGGTTCGAATAGCCAGGAGAATTTCGGGAGTCCCGAATTGGGGCTGATTGAGGCAATCGAGGAAGCACAGACTGAGCTGGACGAGGAAAAGCGGAAAGCACTGTGTGAACTCGAAAAGCAGGATACGATTCAGCGCCAGCTCAAGGCACAGCGTCAAAAGCCGAGAGGATTGGTTGACCCGCTGCAGTACATTTTCAGCATCGAAGCGCCGGAACTCAACGATTATCAGCCGATGTTTGAGAGTGAGAGGCAGGAGCCTTCCGATGACATCATCGATAGTATTTCGTGCTACGGCGTAAAAGGGGATGCCATCAAATCTCAGGGCCTTGCCGCTGCAATTCTCAAACGACTCATTGCTCGCAGAGCCAGCGGAATGGCTACCCCGAAACAGATTCGGTGTCTTGAAAGTTTTGGGTTCGTCCATGTTGGGCGCTGGACATTGCGCTATGCAAGCAGCTTTTTGGACATCATCAGTTCTCATGACTGGAAACTTCCGAATGGGTTCGACGCATCCACGCTGGACCCGGAAAAGAATACGGCAGAAGACCTCGCCAAGCTGTATCCAGACTACAAGGAAGATGAGACGAAGAAAGCACCGCGTGGGGATGCTTTCATCTGCTGCTACTACGATGCAAGCTACAATTTGGCTCGCAAGAAGGTCTGCAACAGTGAAAAAGAAATGTTGAATCTGTATTATTCACTGTTCAATACTTGCGAAGCAAAGTACTTCTATTATACGAAGGAAGCTGATGCCTGGATGGCAGAAAAGCAGAATCTAATTGCCAGAAAGACTGGAACACCGATTCCTGCCGCACAGCCGACTCAGGCAACACCCGCAGTACCTTCTCCCTTTGTCCCGACAGCTCCCGCTAAGAGCCACGAATATTATTGCTGCCTTGCCCGATGGGATGGGTCCTACATTGGCTATGAGATTTACAAGAGTGAGCAGGCAGCTCAGAATGCCCGAAAGCAGATTGCCCGGCGCGGTGAGACGGCAGTGTATGCCACAGTAGAGGAAGCCGAAGCGTGGGTCGAACAACAGAAGGCGGCAAGAACCAGGAGGTAACAAGATGCGTACAAACAAGACGGCAAGCCATATTTACTATGAGCTTGACCACGATGTGCAGGAATATGCGAAACGGCTTTTAGCCAAAAAAATTCTGCACGCGGCACAGCAGAACAATGCCGCTCCGTTATCTGATAAAACGGCAAAGAAGACTGCTGAGACGGCAGTATTTCTGACCGAACGCCTCGCGCTTTTGTATGAGCTGAATTCTGGATTCCGAGGCATCCGATTCAGCACTTTCGGAGAACAACCTGCTGTTTACACTACCATGGTCCAGCACAATGCTCCGCTGTACGATGAGCTGATGCTTGGACGGGCCTATAACCTTGCCAACTACCTTACTGCTGATAATGAGGATATCAAAGAATCTGCTTTGATGAAGCACAAGGTTTTGGCAGCAATTTATAGTGCCGCTGCATACATGAAAGGGCAGACTCCGGAGCAGGGAAAAATCTCGATTCAGAACCAGCTGTTTGTGTCTACGGCTGTTGAGCTGTTTGATGGTCTTTTGAGTGCAGCGGCAGAGAAAAAGAACGGCAGCGATAAAAGCGCCGCCTGAGTTAGAAATTAGGAGAGTTTGCATGATTCGAGTTAAGAAAGAGAACCACCGTAGTTGGTTCATGAGCAACTATTATCCTTGCGAATTTGTGATGAATGGGATTCGTTACAAGAACGCTGAAGCAGCGTTTCAGAGTCACAAGGTCCCACTGGAAGAGCGCAGACAGTTTGCGGACATGCCACCGGCTTCTGCCAAGCGCTTTGGCCGCAATGTGGCTATCCCCACAAACTGGGACAAAACTCGGGACGATGTAATGCGCCGCGTGGTGATGGCTAAATTCGAACAGAATGAAGACCTCAAGCAGCGTCTTCTCGAAACGGGTACGCTGCCCATCGAGGAAGATACCACCAGCTGGCATGACAACTATTGGGGCAACTGCCATTGCCCGAAATGCCAGAACATCCCAGGTCAAAACCGGCTTGGAACTATTCTGATGGAAACGAGGGATAAATTGAAAAAGCAAGCTGGCAAATAATACTTGCAATGGCTTGCGAGTCCCATATAATTAGAAACGTAATCAAAAAGAACTATCTTTTGCGAGGACTCCGTTGCCGACGGCGTTCTCGTTTTCTTTTGTTCAAACGCAAAAGGCTGCCGCCCAGTAATGGGTAGCAGCCTTATTTTTTTGTTTGTATCAACCGATAGGGCAGCAAATCATCTTGCCGCATTCAGAATGATTCATTGCACGATTTCGCCCAGGTCATTTGCGTATTTCGGGTCACACATCATGAAATAGTTGACGGGGCCGTACTCCAGACCGAGCTCCTGCGCGTATGCCTTGATGACTTCCAGAACGTCCTCTTTCTTGAGATTATACTTGGAATGCAGACGGGCAAACTCTTTGTCAGAGACAGAAACGCAAGAGCAATTTTCTGCATCGGTTTCTTTGCTGCCCAGCATCCCGTCAAAGATGTCCTGCCCTGCACAGAGAATCGTCTCATTGTTCATCGCATAAGCGATAACGGAAGCCTTACAATGGAAAGTGCGCAGAGAAAGATTGACCCCAACAACCAAACCACTTACGCTAAACGGTTCTTTGAGCGAGTTATGATGAACCCGGCCAAAACCATGCCGGAACTTCACAAGAGTTTCCTTCTTTTGAAGAACAAGGCTAAAGCAAATGGCATGAGAGGTCTTTATAATTCCAGCGACAAGAAAATTATGGCTCTTATCGATATGCTGGATGGCAACTATCCCGACCATCTATCCGAAAAGCAAAAAGGTGAATATCTCGTCGGATACTATCAGCAGCGAAGCGCAAACATCAAGGATGCCGAGGAGAAGAAAAACCGGAAAGCCGCCAAAATTGAAACTAATAATACGGATACTGCGACAACCGTTGCAACACAAAAGGAGAAGTAACAATGTCTGAACTCGTTAAGAATCCTATCACCATTGTTCTAGCGTTTGATGCGCAGAACTGTAATCCCAATGGGGACCCCGACAACGACAACAACCCGCGTCAGTTTGAGGATGGAATCGGGTACATGTCGTCCGAAAGCATCAAATATAAGATTCGCAGCTACATCCGTGACAAGGTCTTGTTTGACGGTCTGGAAAAGAACAGCCATGCACTATATTGCAGCCCCGATACTTTTTCCATTGAGCGCAGCGTTAAAGAGTGCCTGGAGCCTATCATCGGCAAAAAAACCAAAGGCATCCCCGATGACCAGCAGCTGGAGGCTTATAAGGAGCTGTGCCGGTACTACTATGATACTCGCATGTTTGGGCTTGTGAATACGAGTTATTCCAACTGCAGCCTTCTCAGCCGCATCAAGGGTGCCTGCCAGGTATCTATGCCGATGTCCTATGACCCTATCGAAATCATCCCGATGACGATTACTCGCTGCTGCGTTGCTTCCGATGCTGAACGCAAAGGCGAAGATAAAGGCGCCAAGAAGGGCGTCAGTATCGACGAAAGCGACGATGGAGCCGAAAAGAAGACGAAAGACCGCATGATAGGCCGTCGAAGCATTATCAGATATGGGCTGTATCACATGAGCATTCAAATCAACAGTGCAATGGCACAGCGTAACGGTGTTACGATGGATGACGTTAATTTGTTGATTGATGCGCTGCAGCATATGTTCGAGGAAGATATGAGCTCCAGCAGAGCCCTAACGCTGCGTAAGTTGTTTGTCGTTGAACACACCAAACCGATGGGAAATGCTTATCGGGACACCATTGAGCGGGCACTGGCGGCTCGACTGAAGCAACCTAATGATGCACCTACATCTTATGAGGATTACGAGGTGACTTATCACCGCGAAATGCTGCCTGATGAGGTCAAGGTGACTGAGTATAATTATAACAGTCAAAGCGTTTGACAAAAACTAATAATTGCTGGTCAACAAAACTGTATAAGATTGAAAACACAATAGTCTGCCTCTTGTTAATACGTTGCAAGTGAGAACCTGCGGGACTACAAAAGTGATGCACTATGCCACATATGATTGAAACGATATTTTGCTATGGTGCGGAAATGCAGCGGCTGCAGGTAACACAACTGCCGTAAGAAAGGCTACAAAGCGGCCCATGAGGTCGCGTAAGATTATGCGCCCATCTGCAAACGCGGGTGGACGTTCTTTTTTTGCCAAAAATAAAAATAAAACGTGATAAAAACCTTGCACATCTGTGCGAATCAGATATAATAGCCCTAATAAGATAAAAATTGTGCCCTGACGGCATCTGAATTGGATGCTGCCGGGGCATTTTTGTTGTTAGGAGATATAGCTATGACGCTGAACGACTTGTCAAGCGAACAACAGGAATTCGTACATTTGGCATTGTCGGGAAAAAACGTATTGTGTGACGCCTGCATTGGCAGCGGAAAGACATCGACCATCAACGTGCTCTGTGATGCGTACCCTCCAGAACGGCGTATCCTGTACTTGACCTATAACCGATTACTCAAACTTGACGCCAAAGACAAAATCAAAAATCATAATGTCTTGGTCCAGAACTATCACGGATTTGCAAGCCTGCTGCTGAACAAAAAGGGAATCCGGAATTGCGGACAGGGCGAACAGCTTGCCATGGTATTGGAAAAGAAAATTCCGATTCCGCCAATTGATACTCTTATCATTGACGAGTATCAGGATATCAATGACGAGATTGCAGAACTGCTCAAATATATCCGTTCTAAGAATCCGGGCCTTCAAATCGTCGCAGTGGGCGATATGAAGCAGAAAATCTACGATGATACAGCGCTGGATGTCTGGGAGTTCATGCAGGATTTTCTCGGCCGCCATGAACAGGTGGTTTTCACGAAATGCTTCCGTATTTCTCATGACTTGGCAGAACGACTCGGCAATATCTGGGGCAAGACCATCAACGGCGTAAATAGCTCCTGTATCGTGGAACAGATGTCGGTCGATGAAGTGACAGAGTTCCTGAATAAGCAGAACCCCAAAAATGTCCTTTGCCTGGGTGCTCGAATTGGAGCCATGACGAAGGTGCTCAATGACTTAGAGAATCGACCGGGGAACCTCTATGACAAGCATCATGTCTATGCAAGTATCGCAGACAATGATGGGAATAAGGCGGTAGCACCCTCCTCGGATGTTGGTATCTTCACAACTTTTGACGGCAGCAAAGGTATGGAGCGGCCTATCTGCGTTGTGTTTGATTTCACGGAAGAATACTGGTCGTCTCGCACAAGCAAACCGATGGCACGATATGAGATTCTTCGGAATCTGTTTTGTGTCGCAGCAAGCCGAGGAAAGCAGCGGATTATCTTCGTAAACTCAGACCATCCGTTGAGCGATAAATCTCTGATGACCCCAACTGAAACTCTTCGCGGATTTCCGCATCCGTTCGCATTTTCTGAGATGTTTGACCACAAATTCATCGAAGATGTGGATGCTTGCTATAAGCTGCTGGAAGTCACACCGATTGAGCACAACGACAATACGACCATCGATGTGCAGGCAGCGGATGCCATGATTGACTTGTCTCCCTGCATCAGCATCTATATGCAGGCAGGGTTCTTCAACTCCTACGACATTGATGACGCACTTGCATATTATATGGACCTACACAAGGACATGCAGTATTTGAAAATCAAGAAGGGCGCAACGGTCGAGGATAAGGTTCTGCTGCTCACGGCGCTTGAAACGAATCAGTGCCGGTATGTAAAACAGGTCAAGCCTCCTTTTGTGAACGCAAAAGCCAAAATGTCGCTCAGTATGCGGCTTGGCACCGTGTTCACTCCCGATGAGTATGTTCAGGCACGCGGAGATATCGACATTCATACTAATGACCATAAAGTGATTTATGCCTCGGGCCTTGCGGATGTCGTAAAGAACAGCACCGTCTACTGCATCAAGTTCATCAGCAGTCTGGCACACAAGCATTTTCTGCAGTGTGCGTGTTCTATGATTGCGCTGGGTCTTCCATATGGCGTTGTCTGGAACGTGAAAAGTAACCTGATGTACAGCGTAGAAATCAAGGATAAGGACGCTCTGATTGACGCAATCCTCAAGTGCATCACGAAACGAGCTTACAACGGCGCGGATTATTACACCTGCCGAAAAGGCTTTGTACAGGATACGGCATCGATTATCGACCGCTGGACTGACGACGGATATGCGGAAGAACCCACCGCCATCACTTCTGGCGACGGTATCGCCATCATCAAGCAGGGAAGCCGCTATTTTGTGATGGATGGAGCACGCCGAAACACTCTGAACGATAATTTTGGGCTTGGTTTTGCCGATGTGAAAGACGCTTGTCTTGCTTATGCGAAGAGTTGCGAACTTCAAAAAACCGTGGACCATGATTCTCCTTATTCCGAAGTCGAGTTCTGGCTCGACCAGAACAAGGCGTTTGAAGAATACATGACTCAGGTAAGCCATGAAATCGAGCAGCACGAAGAAGGACCGTATGCAAAATACAAGTCTTTCGCTACGCCTGCTGTCCGAAAGATGCTGGCGGAAAAGGGACTGACCATCACGTTCCCGGAAAAAGTCCTCATCAAGGTTTGGAAGATGCGCCGTGTCGAAGATGCCATGTATCAGAAAATCGAAGAAGCAAAGAAGCAGAACAGCTCCAATGTACCGCTTGATGAGGCGTTCTTTGACTCTGAACTGGTGGATTCCGTCGAAGGAAATACCGAAAACACCAAGGCAAAAGCCAAACCCCAAAAGGAATCCGCATTGCCGTTCTCCAAGTACGGTGTAGATGAGAAAAAGAGCTACCGTGTCGTGAAAAGCGATGAGCTCTCAAAGCCCAACCAGCCCCGTTATGTTGTGGTCGAGGCCGCAACTGATAAGGTCCTGGACAATGCTAACGGATATGGCTACCTTTCCTATCAGGCTGCCTGGAAAGGCTATTCGTACAAGAGCAAGCATCATCTGGACGGCACGAAGAAACCGATGAGTAAGAGTGCAAAAGAGCAGGCAAAGAAAAAGGCGGCTTTCTTCTCGACCGATTCGGAGCAGCTCAGCTTTGGCTGATTCAGAAAATCAACAACAGATTTCACGATTAAAAGGAGGAGGAAATCATGGCAGCCAAAAAGGATAAGATGATTCCGTCTGAGAAAGAACGGAAAAGAGCACTGAAATATGCGACCCCGGCAGGTACGGGTCGGATGTGGGTAACAATGGGAATCGCCTTTATAATTTTCGGCATTATCTTGCTGCTGATTCCAATTGGCCTTGCTATCTCGGAGGCATCAGCGCAGAGATACGACCCCGAAAGCATCCATACAGCAACACTTGTATTCTATCTGCTTGGCGCATTTTTTGGTTTCTGCGGATGTTTCTGCGTTATCTTTGGTAAGCTTGCCGTCAAAGCATTTGCGGAAATACTGTGCAAGGGTGAAATTAACTATCCGGTAGCGGAATACAAAACACCTAAGAAACTGCTGCTTCAAGAGGCAGCAACTATCAACCAGAGTCCTAATGCTCCATTGACAGCTTCCACATTCGGGAACTGGATTGATTTTGAAGCCGATTGGCAAAACTGCCTTTCCATTCATAATGGCATCTTGCAGAGTCATCAGATTTTCAAAAAGCTGATTCTTGTACAAGACAATTTTACTTACAAAGAGCTGGACTACGAGAATAACTCGGAGCTCGGCGTCGGAGTCAAAACATTCGCCGCAGGAAGCACAACGACCATCGGCAAAATGAAAGGCCACAAGCTCATTTATAATATTGGCATGAATCTTTCCAATGGCAAACTGGGAGTTAACAGCTATTCCATCGATACATTGGACGTCACGAATGAAGTACATAAATGGTTAGCTGACCACGGATACACCCGCACAGACTAAGAAATAGCTTTGTTCGTTGTCGATACTTCCGGTTCAATGCGCGGAGAACCTATCAATGCACTGAAAACGGCCATGATTAACACCATCCAGTATATCAATGACGACAACTATATCGGCATCCTCGATGAGTTGCTGGATATTCTTAACGATAAATAATTGATTTTTACACCTCCGATGTTACGGCATCGGGGGTTTTGTTTTTGGGAGGATACTATGAGTAAGGGAATGCGTACAGAGGACGAGGTTCGTGACAGTGCCAAGCTGGTTCTTGGCTTTGATAAGACCGAAGGTCAACAACCCCGCCTAAACCGGCTCGCCGGTTATAGACGGGGCTTGCGGGGCAACCCGTAAGCCCGGTTGATTAGCCTAAGTCTGCTGCTCCAGCGGCAGGAAACTACGTTGTGTACTAATAATATAGGCACCTTACTCATGCTCCACAAGTGGTAAGCACTGCGGACGGCTCGTTAAACATCTCTAAGGGTAGGAGAAGTGCGAACGTCATGTCGAAAGGCTAAAACGGTATAACAACATTGGCGATGTGGACCACAGGGCGCAAGCCCTGACTTATAGTTTCATTACGCGTCACTTGGCGCACCGATATGTTTGCCAATTGCCCTTGCGGTGACATTTTTGCATCCACAGCATAAAAGGAGAAATAAATGAAGAAGTTTTTGAAAATCATCATTTTCGCTATCCTGGCCGGACTTGGTGCTTTCTGGTATACAGAAAACCAGAAGCACCGGACCATGATTCCGCTCGAATTTCGAGGCGAGTGAAATGCAAAAAGACATCAAAATTGTGCTGGAAATCATCTGGTATCTGGTCCTGCCGGTTGTGGCTCTTGCGCTCTACATCAAATATTGGCACTGGTATACCGCAAATCTCGGTTGGTCCTTGACTCATCCATCCTACATTGTTTTCGGATTTATTTTGAGCGCTGCACTGTGCTTTGAAATTGTATATATCGACATTAAGTTTGGCGAAAAATAGCGCTTGCCAAAATATACGAACGCCGTACAATGTAAAGTGTGAACAGATACTAAGCAATCAGTAGGATTCACAATCTGTATTTTAAGCGGACTTATCCCATAGCGGGGTAGGTCCGCTTTTTTTTGTTGAAAGGAGAAAAAGTATGAAACTCAAAAACAATCTATTCCGGAGCACGGCGGCAATCATCGCTACGCTCCTTGCACTCAGCTTCACCGGCTGCGGTCAGAATCCGATAATATCGGAAAGTCCATCCAGCACCGGGGTCGTCTCAGAAAGCACTGCAAGCAGTGAACAGACGGCTGGCGGTTCGGTGGACGGCAGCTTTACGATTCACTTTTTAGACGTAGGACAGGCGGATTCCGCCCTTATCACCTGCGACGGCCACTCAATGCTCATTGATGGCGGCAATGTCGATGATTCTAACGTTCTTTACTCTGTCATGCAGCGTGAAACCGATGGACACCTGGATTATGTCGTTGGAACCCACGCACACGAAGACCATATCGGCGGTTTGTCCGGTGCCTTTGAGGCCGTCACTGCGGACATGACTCTATGCCCTGTGACAGAATACGACAGCAAAGCATTTCGGGACTTTGCAAGCTACGCGGAGCAAAAAGGCGGAGGCATCACGATACCGGATGTGGGTGAAACCTACACTCTGGGGGAAGCGGAATTCACGATAGTTGGTGTTAATTCTGTTCCCGATGACACGAACAATACTTCGATTGTTTTGCGTATTGTCTATGGAGACACCTCGTTCCTCTTTACCGGAGATGCGGAACAGGAAGCGGAAAACGTGATACTTGCATCGGGACAAGACATTCAGTCAACGGTTCTGAAAGTAGGGCATCATGGCTCAAGTACATCTACCTCAGAGGCTTTTCTGGATGCGGTAAATCCAACATATGCTGTGATTTCTTGTGGCACAGGGAACAGTTACGGTCATCCACATCAGGAAACACTCGACAAGCTGCAAAACAAAGGTGTCGAGGTTTATCGCACAGACCTGCTGGGTGATATTTACTGCTCATCTGATGGCAAAAAAGTGAGTTTCACATCCGACGAATATCATGATGAGAATCGGGTTGAAGCCGGTAGTGCTGCAGACTCCAAGGATAAACATAACAGCAGCCCTCTTGTGATAGACGAGACATACGTTCTGAACATGAGCACCATGAAGTTCCACATGCCCGATTGCTCTGCAGTCGAATCGATGAGCCAGAAGAATCGAATCGACTATATGGGTTCGCGTGACGAACTCATCCAAGAAGGGTACTCGGCTTGCGGAATTTGCAAACCTTAAAGGAAAGGGGCTAAAATTCATGTGCAAAGAAATCGATAAATTTGCTGATGAGCTTTCTTCGGAAGAACGCACCAAAGCAGCAGCTGTGCTCCTGAAAATGGGCTGCAAAGCAAAGGATACTATCAAAACGCTGATGCATACCTATGGCGTCTCTGAAGCACCTGCGACGAATCATCTGACTGAAGCGCAGAACATTAACAGCTAATCACAGCGCCGTTCACCTTCTGGTGGGCGGCTTTTTTCATGCAGCAGCGCAAAACAATAGGGCAGCGACCGCAATGGCCGTTGCCCTGTTTTCATTTTTGTATGAGATAGCTATAATGATGCATCTGCCGACGAATAAGCGCTTCACAACGATTGCAGATGTCATTGCCATACTCAGAACGGAATACATCGATTATGTCCTTTACATCATGCGAACCAAAAGAAAATCTCAATTGGATGCCATATAATCCCTCTGCAGCATCAAGCTGGTCATCAAAATGCCGCGAAAACGGCTTTGCTTCTATTGCTTGCAGACAATCTTCTAATGGTCGTTCCAAAGGAAAATCCAAACTGGTGTCGGATAAGAGTGACAAGCCATTGTCGAACAACGGACAGAGCGAATAGGTCTCATCGGTATCGTCATACAAAACAGCGATATTATTCGTGTGGCGGTCCTCGTTCAAGAAGAAAGCATCAACTTCGAGCATTGCTGTCAGATATGGTCCAAAGTCTCTGATTCCGGTATGCTTCTCAACGAAATCAACCAAAAACTTGATTCTTTCTTGGACATCACCCTGCTTTGCAGTATCAATGGCAAGGCTGCCACCGGTATAGCTGCGATAGAGCTTTTCGAGAGGTATTAGCGTGGCTCTGCTGTTCTTGAGAATAAAATTCTCACTTCTGCATCCATTGTATGTCCGACCGTGATATAAAATCTTGGAATATTCGTACTTCACGAAAGGGTACTTGATGCTGGACCTTTCAAGCAATGCAGACACGATGCTTTCGGCTAAGCCTTCGTATCCCATGTGGTCAGCCTTATACCAGTAACCGTCGTACTTCCATTTCAGCTGATTGCCTTTAGATGTGTGATTTAGAGTTTCTTGCGGCTCTAAGTTGTTGAAGTCAACAAGCTGCATATTGGCCTCCTGTTACGCGGCAGGTCTCTTAATAAGCTGCATCCACTGATGGTCACCTGCTATGCGGCCTTCCGTCTTCTCGATGATAAGGAGCGGGTCATAAAAAGGAACGCCCATATCACGCAGAATTTCCTTGATACCGGCCCGGCTCGCAGGAAGGCAACGGTCTTGCAGGAAAATCTCGAAATCTTTCCACGAAGGTTCTTCCACCACACCGAATGCGCGAAGAGGGATTTTATCTGTATAGTTTTTGATTTTGATTTTTTCGTGGCGGAAATCAACATCAATTGTAGTACAGAGCTGCTGCCTGTTCATGTAGTTGATGCGCAGAGTATAATTCGGGTCGTCACTGAAATGCTGAGCTTTGTCGAGATACTTGTATATCGTCTGGCGGGAAACTTCGTATTTATCCGCGATAGCAGCTGCACTAAAACCGGAATTATGCAGCTCCACAATATCGACTATCTGGTCTTCAGATAAACAAGATTTCCTTCCCGCATTGCGTGGATTTTTTTGAGTGCATGGCACACTTTTGAGCTGTGCAGCATACTGGCGCAGTTGATTAAGGTCGGTGGTGCCAAAGATGTCTCTGATTTGCTCTTGATAAATATCCATCAAATTTGTGCGCAGGGTACACCGTCTATAGTCGCTTGCGACTTAGGTGGTGAGGAATGCACTAACCAAGAGTTGATTTGAGGTAAACTTAGTTAACGCAAACACCCTGCTACTCCTTTCTTTGGTTATTTAAGAGACCTTCTTCCATGCAGAGTGCATGGAATTTGACGTTTTAACAATTTTCAGCTTTTTAAGGCTTGCGGATTTTTTACCACCTCTCGATGGAGTTTTGAATTCCACATTTACAGAACCATTCTTTTTGGTATGAGTGCCATGGACAACAAGAATTTCTCCGTTGAGAGAAACTAAATCTCCGGGATTGAGGTCCACCTTTTTTCGACGTAGAGCGCGGTGCCCTTTACAAATCCTCTTTCCACGGTATTTGTGCAAATTTTCAGAATCCTTTTTATGGCTGCGGTTGATTCTACCGTTGAAGAGCTCTTTTCCAGTAGCTATTTCTCCTGTACGAATGTCAATGTAGCGAGAATCATAAAACTTTTCAAGGATGCGATTATTACGCCTTACCTTTTCATAATGTTCAAACGTACAGCGGCAGTTTGGATGAAACTCGCCCATTGCATACGCATCGTTGTTATGACTCTTTTCAAGATGAAGGGCAATTCGCTTTTCCTTGGTCATCGCGCCATAAGTGAATGTGACGAACGGCTTTCCAAAAGCAGCGTAAAGTTCATTAACGATTTGCCAGCGTACAGTGTTCATAAATGCTGCACCAGAAAGGTTGGCAAACTTTATATCTTCACCGAATCCATAGAGCTTGCCGCCTTTTTGATGGTTAGCTGGTGTATGGCACTTCTCGCATACTGTTATAAGCTCGCTGAGACTATTGCCATGGCGACCTTTCCAATAAAACATGTGATGCACGTGCAAAATTGCACCTTCATTAGCTTTGCGCCCACAAACCTGGCAAGTGTAGTTATCCCGATAGAATACCGCCTCCCGCAAAGTTGCCAACTTGTAGCGGGGACCTTTTTGATAATCTGCGCTTTCTGGTGTGGCTTTGCCTTCCTCGATTGCTTTTACAAGCATCGTATCGAAAGAACCAACCTCAACAATTGCATGCGTAATAGGCATTACTTCGCAATACATCTTGATGACATTGACGTTGAGTTCTTTCTTGTGTTCAAGAGAGGGCACAAGCCAACCTTCGCTGCACTTGCGGTTATCGAAGCGTGGTTTACGGTAACGCAGTCTGTTTCTGCGTGTACGGCGATACTTGCGGCAATCATCGTGATGTTCCTTCTCATCCTGCAATGTATCATACTGTATGGACACATATTCGTGAAATTCGCTCTTCACGCTGATGCCGATGTAGTTGTAGCCAACATCCTCGCAGATTTCAATAGGCTGCGTATTCGTCTTGCTGTCATACAGCAGTTGGATAGTAAAGGGATGATGCTTAATGATTTTTGCTTTTCCGTCTTTCAAAAGATGGCGCACCTTGCCAAGACGGATGGTGGGCATTAAGCGTTCACCGTTGTTGCTAAGAACACAAACGCAAGTGCTCATGCAAGGTACTCCTTTCGTAAATAATGAATCGATAAGTCAGGGCTTGCGCCCCGTGGTCCACATCGCCAATGTTGTTGTACTGTTTTACCTTTCGGTATGATGTTTGCACGTCTCCTACCCTCAGAGATTTTTAACAAACATCCGCAGAGCTCACCACTTGTGGAGCATGAGTAAGGTGCCTATATTAGTACACAACGTAGTTTCCTGCCGCCGGAGCAGCAGACTTAGGCTAATCAACCGGGCTTACAGGTTGCCCCGCAAGCCCCGTCTATAACCGGCGAACCGGTTTAGGCGGGGTTGTTGACTGCAATACAACCCTCCTTTCACTCTAACTATACCAACACAGCACCAAATTGTCAATAAATTAAATTGCAGACAAAGTCGCAAGCTCTGTCTGACCATTTTGTTTTTTGCGGTTCAAATCCCAAATCATAGTTGCGTGCTTGTGCGAACCGACTACAATAAAAATTGTACGATAGATAACATTCCATATCGAAAGGGTTTTATGCCTTTCGTACATTCACAATTTCGCTTAAAGGGCGGACTTCCTGTTTTTAGGGAGCCCGCCTTTTTTGTATGAACCAAAAGGAGCGTAATGTAATGTTCAAAATTCACGATGACAAGGTCTACTTCGTCGCCGAAACCCCTAACATCAACAAAGTTATCGAAATCTTCCTACCTAAGGATGACCGTGGCACCATTATGGATTCACACGAAATCCGTGTGGACCTGTGCCGTGCCGTCATTCACATGGAGAAGAAGGGTGTCCGTGTCTTGAAGGTCCGCAACATTGAGGATACCAACAAGGCAAGCATCGACATCTGGCACATGCCGGAATATCAGGAGGCTGCAGAGTCTCCCGTAAGCGATGTGGTCAATGCCTGCATTGAGTCCTGCTTTGATTCCGGTGCAATGTTCAATCTGCCATGCAAAGCCAACCGCAAAACCCATGAAGTTTTTGCTGTCGAATGCTGCGCAAGCCCCGATGATGATGACTCGTTCAGCCATGCAGATGTCGAAATTGACGGGCAGTCCTACCCGCTCAATTTTGTCTCTGACATCATGGATGAGAACGATGTCAACAACGCATTGGATGAGTTCTACCGAATCCAGCAGACCGGCGAATATTGGGAAGCGCACGACGGCAAATCGCTCACGGACGCTATCCATGAATGTCGGTGGGCTATCCTGAAGGATGCCATCCAAAAGCGTGGACATGAGGCTGTTGCTGATTTTGTCGGGACCGACATTTCCAGTGATACTTACGACCGTGTGATGGATGAAACCGAAGCCCAGATGCCGGACGAAGAGTTCGAGCGCTTCTGGGAAAAGTACATCTGACAAAAAACATCTCATACAACAGAAAGGAAGTATACCGCTATGGCTATCAACAATGTTAACGAATTTCTCCGCAAGACCTTTTCCAAAACCATCTTCGGCACCCCTGCGCTTCGGCCGATTGCAGTCTGTGCAGACGGCTTCAACCTGTCGATTCAGGCAAGCAGCATGCACTACTGCATACCGAACGAAGACCTGTCGGACGGCAATTACTCTAAGGTCGAACTCAGCTACTTGTCTGAGGAGGTCGAAGAGTTTCTGCCGTTTGCTGAAGACGACGAGGCACCGCTGGCTACGGTCTACGGGTATGTGCCCGTAGAAACCGTAGACGCGGTTCTGGCCAAGCACGGCGGTATCGTCAACGCGTGAGGGGAGGGAACTTACGATGGAAGTATTCACTATCGTCGCCAATGAGGTCATTGGCTTATCCGCAACGGAATGCACACTGATTCAGTTTAGCTACAATCCGGAGCAAATCCGTGACCCCGAAACGGTCCTGCGCAGTGCTGTCAAGGACTATCTCAAGACGGATGAAGGCAAACGACAGCTGGAAATCAACTGTGGTTGCTGGAACTGGGGCGATGTCGATGACATTCCCGGCTCGTTCTTCTTGAACTATGGTCTGACTAAAATCGCTCCGCCGGATGTGAATGTTGTCGTTGACCGCAACGAGAACTTCATGGACGACTACGAGGATTGCGAGGAAGAATAACAGAAAGGGCATGAAAAAATGCGTATTTATAGCGCAAACAACGTATTCATAGAAGTTACGCGCCGATGCAATATGTGCTGTGCGCACTGCCTGCGCGGAGATGCCGAAAGCATCGATATTCAGGAGAAGTACATCGATGCTTTTCTCGACAACTTTGAGAAGGGAGCTTATATCAGCTCTCTTACCTTTACCGGTGGGGAAATCTCTCTGAATATACCGGCAATTCGATACACCTTGAAAGCTGTCAAAGAGCGCGGTATCGCCGTTGGAAGCTTTTACATGGTCACTAACGGAAAAGCTGTCGATAAGATGGCTGACCTTGCTATGGCGAGTCTGGAGTGGTGGGCCTACTGCGATGAAAAAGATGACTATATGTGCGGTCTTTGCATCAGCAGTGATAACTTCCACGAAGCAATCCCATATGAAAGTGAAAGTATCCTTAGTGGCTTGAAATATAACCGTAACGATAAGGTAACGGACTTCCATCTGGCTTATTTACTGAACGAAGGGCGTGCTAAGAATCTCGATTCGAACATCTATAAGAAGCGTGAACCTCATGTAGACAAGCTCGAATACGAATTCAACAAAACCGGCGATATCGACTTTTACAGCGGCGAGCTGTACTTGAACGCCATCGGTGATGTCGTTTCCGGCTGCGATTGGTCCTACAAGTCGCAGAAGAAATATCGTTTTGGTAATGTAATGAACAAAAACTGGCTGGAGAACATTTCCAACAGCGAGTTGTACATTGCAAGCTAAACCATATCACTTATACATTGCCACTGTTTTCCTACAGAAACGGTGGCTTTTTTAGAAAAGGAGACCACAAATGACTGAAACAAAAGACATGTTTGAACAAATCAGCGCCATCTTAACCGATAAGAAAGATAAGCCGTTTTCCTATGAGGAGCTTGCAGCAATGCTCAAAACTGACCCTGATGCCCTCAAAACCTTTGATGAGGTCTATAAGACACAGGTTCTTGAAAGCGGAGAGCTGCATGAAAATATGCTCCAGTGGGATACAGCTACAGTCAAAGCAATTCTCGACAAAAAGGTCTACTTCCCACCGGAACTCAATTCGCTCATTGACCGCATCGTCACAGAACTGGTGCTTGAAACGCGTCTGTACATCTACAACGCGGAACGCGGTGGCTATTATGTGACATACTCTGCCAACCGCGACTTTATGACAGAGGTTACAAACGAGGAGTTGAAACGCTACCCCGAAGAACTCCGTCCGCAGCTCACCGGAAAGTTGATGAAGATTGACATTTCTGAGCCGTCGTACAAGGAACTGCTTCAAAACTACGCAGGCTACAAGAATGCAAAGAACGACAGCACAAAAATGTTCTACTACAACATGTTCCGTCAAGGTCTTGACATCCTCGACCTTGATGACTTCACTTATCAGATGCTTGAGATGAACCCCAACTCTATGGGCTTCTGGTTTCCTCCTCTGGTAGAGGGATTGTACGGCAGCGCATTTTTCAAGGTTCCGGACACAAAAATTCTTCGCGTACCTATCACCATGCTGCAGCTTACCCGCCTTGGTTTCGAGACGTTGAATCCCGTTACAAAGGAAATCGTGAACCGTTATTGCCAGAAAGTCTTCCATCTTGATGGATACGAAGACTATTTTATCAAAACGGGCACGTATTCTTCCAAATACGAATTCCGCAACGCTCATATCCATAACCCGAAGGAAATCAATGAGATGGGCGAGTATTTCTTGTTTTTGAATCATCTGACATGCTCGATGGCATCCCCTCTGAACAATCGCTGCTTCTACGGCGCGAACACCACGAACGAGTGGGTCGTCAGAGAATACATCAAGGACAAAGAAAATAACCCCACCATCTACAACGGTTTGCCGCTGCACACTGAATATCGCGTGTTTGTGGATTTTGATACAAAGGAAATCCTTGGCGCAAGTCCTTATTGGCGCAGCGATGTTATGAAGAACGAATTCAAAAAAGTCAGCAGCCCACAGGAACGCCATGATTATGTTGTCTACAAGATGCATGAAGACATTCTGAACCAGCGTTACCACGAAAGCGTTCAAACTGTTCTGGCTGAGCTGAAGAAGGTTATTCCTCGCATTGAGTTGACAGGGCAGTGGAGCGTCGATGTAATGCGCAACGGCAATGATTACTACATCATTGATATGGCGCTTGCTGAGAACTCTGCTCTGAATGACTGCGTGCCGAGTAACCGCCTTCGTGCTTATCCGCAGCAGTGGCTGCCGGGTGAATCGAACAGCTGATACTCCTAGAACGAAACTTTGATTCGGATTCTTTCAGCAGAAAGCGTAGGAACCAAAATCATACGAAATGATTGTGTTAACACATAAAAACAAGTATAATATATGCAAGGAAGTGATAATAATGGTTCTGTATCATGGCAGCGTTGTAATAGTCCGCAACCCTGAGGTCAGAAAAACAAGGTACGCCAAAGATTTTTCATGGGGATTCTATTGCACTAGCAACTACGAACAAGCCGCTCGCTGGTCAAAAAAAGGCAGGTCTCGTGGTATTGTCAACGTGTTTGAATATACAGAATCTCCTATGCTAAATATTAAGAAATTCCCCGAAATGAGTGATGAGTGGCTTGATTTTATTGCTATATGTCGCTCGGGCAAACATCATGACTATGATATTGTGGAAGGACCCATGGCGGATGACACCATTTGGAACTACGTCAACGACTTTCTAAGCGGTGATATTAGCCGTGAAGCTTTTTGGGCGTTGGCAAAATTCAAGCATCCCACGCATCAAATCAGCTTTCACACGGAAGTCGCTTTGAAATGTCTCTCTTTTAAGGAGGCGATTGAAGTATGACTGAAACTGCAACCTACAGCAAAAACGATGTCTTTTATACCTGCAGCCTGATTGAATATATCGGCCGCGTTACGAGGAATCATCGCAAGGATGTGGTTTCTGCTCTTGGCACAAACGGAGTCAAGGCAATTCTCGACTCAGCGGATGTGTTTCACTGCCAGAGCTTTGAGCAATCTGCCGATGAAATTTGTGAGCTTTTTCCTGTGCCGGAAGGAACGTATGATACGGTGTCTAACTGCCACTACAAGGTTCCATCTTATACAGATATCGGAAAAGTGTACCAGCGCATCATCTTTGACTGTACTAGCACTCCTGGTGTCCAGGATGTAATTGATGTATTTTCCTCGTTCATTAGCGATGACATCTCAGATTTTAATACTGCAACTTACTATTGTAATCCGAGCTATTTGTACCACTCATACAAGGCCGGAAAACTACTGGATTGATTTTCAAAAGCAATAGCAATCAAGACCACTGCCCCAAAAAGGGTGGTGGTCTTATTTTTTGCACAATACTTACCATAAATTACCAGAAAGAAAAACATTGTGTATCTGTGCGAATTGCATATAATACAAAATATAGAACGAAAGGCATCAAAAAACATCGTTGGTCGGGCAAAATCCGACCGAAAGGCTAGGGCGGGCTCAGTTTTGAACCTGCTCTTTCTTTTTATCGGAGGCTTTATGTCAAACAAAGAAGAACGCATGAACCGCAATAAAAGCATCATTGAAGATTACAAAAACGGAAAGTCGATTATAGAAATCGCGAGGGAATATAATCTTTCAGAAACGATGTGCTACAAGATTCTAAAAGGTACGCAGGAGCCGCCTCGTTATTTTGAAAAAAAGAGAAAGAGACTTACCACTCGAAATGAGCAAATTGTTAAACAGTATAAAGGCGGTATGACGGCCAGAGAATTGGGCAAGATGTACGGCATTTCCATGCAGCGTATTTATGCAATCTTGCATTCGAGCGGAGAGTACGAAAGCCAAAAATACAATCATATTGAAACGACTCTCAAAAAAGAGAAAAAGATGCGGAACCAAACTTTTCTTGATGCTTACAAGAAAAATCCTCGAAAATCGATTATCGAGTTGAGCAGGGAGGTAAATATCAGCCCTTCACTAGGTTACCTTATCCTTCATCAAAATGGGATTTACCAGTATAACGTAAAAGCCAGAGCTAAGGAGAATAGCGAAAATGCCGATTAACAAGATTACCCACGTGTGTCTAACTCATGACAAAGTCAGGGCGCGAAATGAAAAGATGCTGGAGGATGCCAAGAACGGTATGTCCCAGGAACAGCTGGCCGAAAAGTATCAAATTTGTGTTTCTACTGTCCGATATAGTCTGAAGGACTTTTACAAAGAACAGGCCCGGCAGAGGAAAGCAAAGAAGAAAGCCTGGCAAACCCAGATGATTCATGAATATGAGATGGGCGCAAAATCTCCGGAGCTCCAGGAAAAATACGGCATCAGTGGAACACTCTTTTATCGGATTCTTCATACGCACGGAAAGAATGGCCGACAAATCCACAGCCAAAACCGTATCGAGACTGGCAAGAAAAGAAACGCCGAGATGGTCAGGAAATACAAAAACGGCGTTTCTGTCAAAGAGCTTGCGGAAGAATACGGGCTCAAAAAGGGAAGCGTATATCGCGCCATGAAGCGGTATAGTCCAGGCCCAGGGAAAAGTAAAAGTTGTCAAAGTGAGGAATAATTGCATGGCTGCATCAAAGAAAGATGTTGCGAAGCAACAGGTCAAAGAAGACCGAGAAAAAGTCCGGGAAATGTATCTTTCTGGCAAAACTGTCAAGGAAATCGCCAAGGAAACGTATTTTTCAAGCTCTTATTGCTATGCCATGGTGAGAGACCTAGCAAAAGAATTTTGCAAAGAAAGCAAAAAGAGCACCTCTCGACGAAGCTATGATTCAAGATGCGAAAGCCGGGATGACGGTTGCTGAAATCGCAAAGAAGCATGGCGTGACCTATCAGCAGTGCTACTATACTGTTTCTGAATACACTCAAGCTACGATTAAGAAGAACAAGAAAAAGCAGTCTGCTGCCACGAAAGTTCGCAATGCGGCTATGTTGGAAGATGCGAAAGCCGGAATGACTGATAAGGAAATCGCCAAAAAATACTTTTTGTCTCGAAGCAGTGTCCGTACCGTCCTTGCAGGGCATTTACATACAAATTCCAAAAAGTTGGATGAAAGGCGCAAGGCGATTCTTGCGGATTATGAGGCAGGAACGTCCTCAAAAGACATCTGTGAGAAATACGGTATTTCAAAATCCACTCTTTACAAGGACATGCGCCAAATTGGAAAAACCTGTCAGGAATACTATCACAAGGCGCTGAAAGACAAGACCAATCAAAGGAATTCCGATATTCGAAGCAAAATCGAAAGAGGGGTCTCGGTCAGCACTATTGCCAAGGAATACGGAATCTCTAAAACGGCGATTTATGAAACGTTTCATCAGGAAAATGTCAGAGCTGGAATTTTACAGAAACGCGGCCGTCCGCGAAAAAACACGGAACGTAATGCACTGATTGCTAAACGCCACAGGGAAGGCGAGAAGGTGCAGGCGCTTGCCACTGAATATAATCTCTCTGTTTCGACGGTAAACACTATTTGCAGTAGAAACAAAAATCAGAATATAACCTCATATTAACAGGCTGCCATTTGGCGGCCTATTTCTTTTTTAGGAGGAAATGAAATGACAGACGACGTACGTAATTTAATTCGATTTGTGGTGGATGGCGATATTCGTAACGCGCAGACTCAGTGCCGAATCATGCTTGAAAAGAATGTACCCGAAAAGGACGCCAGGTTCAAAGAAAACGAACTCAGAAAGTTGAATCTTCTGAAACCGGAACTGATTCAGCTGCCCGCCAACCTGGAAAACCTCTTGATTGCGGAGGATGCCACGAATTTCCCTGAGAGCCGGTTCCTGCTCCGCGAGGAGGAAGAAACAGTCATCAACAAGCTCTTGGCCACCAGAAAAGCAGCTTTAGCCATCAAGGAGCTTGGCATCCACTATACTTGCTCTTTGCTTTTGACGGGCCTTCCTGGTGTTGGTAAGACTGAATTGGCCCGCTACATTGCACACAAGGCGAATTTACCGTTTGTTTTCCTGAAATTCTCTGGCCTTGTCAATTCTGCTCTTGGCCGGACACAGCAGAACATCGGCAGAGTGTTCGATTACGCAAAGCGCACGCCTTGTGTTCTTTGTGTTGATGAAATTGATGCCATCGGAATGTGCCGTGGCAGCCGCGATGATGTCGCTGAAATGAGCCGCGTCACCATCGCATTGATGCAGGAACTTGACCGGCTCCCGAATGACGTCATTCTCATTGGCACTACAAACCGCGTCGATAACCTTGACGAAGCCCTCATTCGCCGATTCACTTTCAAACACCGCGTCAAGCCTTTAGGCGACGATGACATGAAAGAACTGTGCAAGAAGTTCCTTGCTTCGGCAGACTATCCCTTCACGGAATCCGAACTCGACGAACTCTGCCATTCGCTGCGTGAACAGCGGACGGCCAGCGCCGTTGTCAATGCCTGTACAGAACGTATCGTTGCACATATCGTATCGCAGCTGCCTGAAAATTCGGCAGATGCCGTGTAAAAGTATGATAGCCTGGGAAGAAAGCCCTCGTCAGTTTAAGATGTCCAAGCAACTCGATGAGGGAAAATTCGGAGAAGACTTGGCTCGCAAATTCCTTAACGACCCGATTATCAAAGTGAATCATGGCATTAGCCATTACGATGACGTGACTCAGGATAAATCATATCAAGACAAAGATACCGATTTCATCGTCTGGAAGAAAAATGGAAAGACCTTTGGTCTGGAAGCGAAAGTGGACAGTCACAATACCGGAAATTTCTACCTGGAAACCTCGGTAGACTACTTCTCCATGGTGCCTGACGCTCTGAACGAACAACGGGTGGCGCGGCGGTATCGGGATGGCATCGACCCTTTATGGCACACCCCGGGCTGGGTATACAGGAGTGGTGCGGACCAGATTCTCTATTATTTCAGAACCACGCAGCTGCTTTACATTTTCTCCCGCGTTGATGTCTGGTTCTATGCTGAAAAGCTGATGCGCGGTGGAATCCATCTCGACCCCGGAATCAGAAAGCCAAAAATGTATTCTGCCGAAAATATCAGTGAACGCAATGGTTCCACTCTCTTCTTTGCCAACGGCTTATGCGTGAACGCCGAGCAGACATACAAGGCTTTAGGAGCTCAAAAAAGAGTCATCAAATACCAGGTTGAAAACCCTGATTCAGACGTTCCAACGTTCAGCTTTTGCCCTTTCAAATTATGAATTTTTCGCTAACAATCGTCAAGAAATCACATTTCAGTTTATCGGAAGAGTATAATTGTAGTAGAAAGAGAGAAAAAAAGCATGAACCAAATCAACGTTGTCACGATTGGGAAACTCATTGAAGCACATCGTGAAGGTGACGAGCAGAAGTTCAAAACTTACGTCGATTTTATTGTAAAAGCCTACGAAGAGCAGGAGAACGGCCGTGCCGCACGAATCATCCGAAGCAGCTATACGGGTGACTACGGTGAGCAGGGGAAAGTTGTTCTGGATGAAGCAAACGGACTCTGAGGAAGAGGCCCTGCAACAGCTGCAAAAGCACGCAGCAAACTATGCACAACGTATCACGATATATAAGATAGACGGTAGAACCGTGAAACGGGAAGTTGCCGAATACGACCAGTGGGAAAAGAAGTGGATGAGTTAATCATGAAGCACAAAATCTCGGAAACCGGCGCTCGGATGCTTAAATATCAAGAGCAGTTTGCCCGCGAATACAAATACAAGCCTATTCCGCGTACCTTTTTCAAGGATGTGCGAGCAGAGTTCAAAGAAGCTCTGCCAGAATGGTGCAACGTATCCGGTGGTACGACCAAACTCGAAACCAGTAACGGCACAGTCATTACCAGCGGGTACAACCGTATCGTGATTGGCGACTACGGCGCATTCGTTGAGTTTTCGCGTGCCCAAGCAAATGCACGTCATTTGAAAATCAAAGAGGGGCAGAGCTATCGTATCGAAGACCCGCGCTATGCTGAGCACGTCAAGTATCTTTGGCTCACGGCGGACGATGACTCAGACGTGAAAGTATACGACCAAAAGCGCTCGGTTGAGTACGCTGACTACAAGCCGGGGATGCTGTATGTCAGCGTGTACGAGGTGTTTCCGGCAGAAGAAGGTCACTGAAAAAAAAGCCGAACCACGGGACGAATGGGGACAGGGTGATTCCATTGCTGACCTATACGCAAAGAGCGGTGCAGTGGTTTCACAGGTCAGCTCGGCCAAAGATTTACTGAATTTCCTGCAAACTGCCGGAAACGCAAGGCATTTGTGATGCACTTGCCTCAACCACAAGATATAGTGGCATCTTAATGTTTGTTTACAATTTAGACACTATATATTGTGTCTTTTCATTGACCGGATACCACATATATGGTATAATACAATTGTTCTCAGGAAGAGGAACGGCTCCTGAGACATCAAGGCTTTCCTTTCCCCAATCTTGGTCGCATGGCTTCATTTGAGCTGACACAGGTGAAGCGTGAAAATCATCCGTTTCATAGTAATATCCTTCCTTTCTTTGGCGCGGGTAACTCCGCGCCAGCCGTCCAAGCAAACAGCCTCCACGCGGCGGACGGTGGGCAACAGATGTTTCCGTGTTCCGGGCATCTGGCTAATGTTTGTATTTGCTGGTTTAGCTCAGCTGGTAGAGCAACTGATTTGTAATCAGTCGGTCATCGGTTCGAGTCCGATTTCCAGCTCCAGACGCTATCCGTTGGATGTATCGAAGTCACATGATACAATGCTATACACAACATCTGGCGGACAGCATGCCACCCATTAAGACGGCCTCCTCGTGGCGGGTGGCGGACAGCGGCTCTTGCGGCTGCTGACGAATGTCTTAGAAGCATGCAAACGTACGAGCATCCCCGTCAAGTCGGGGCGCATCCAGACGCGACACAGCCGTAAAGGCGAGATTGCTGCACGGCAACTGGTAAGTTTCGCCGCAGTCTCACACACAGCCCAACGACAACCGTTAACCCGATTTGACAGGGAATCAACGACAGGGCTCAAAATTTGAAGTTGACCAACACCCAAGCGCTTTCTTGGATTCTCGCGTATCGTCAACGATGAGGTTCGCAAGATTGTCAGGTGGTGTGAAGATGACATCCGGGGATGACGACCTACTAAACGGATGTCATGGCGGGGCTAAGTGAGGGTTCACCCGCAATCTTATGCAGGTATCGTATAACGGCTAATACTCCGCCCCTCCAAGGCGGAGACGCGGGTTCGACCCCCGCTACTTGCTCCACACGTCGCAGTCACCGTACGCCACGACGTTAAACTTGGTGAGCATGGTCCACTTGTGGTCCGCTGTCCGAATGTCGATGAGACAGCCTCAAAAATAATAGACAAACAGGTGCTGTGCCTGAAAGTATTCGAAAGTCCCGGTGTTAGTCGCGAATAAGACCGGAAAACGGTGAAGAGGGTACAATACAGAATCTATCGGCGTGGCTGCCGAATGGTGCTGGATGCGAGTTGGCTTCTCGCTCAAGGGGTGACCAGCATAAAACACCCTATCGTGCTCGATTAGCTCAGTTGGTAGAGCAGCGCATTCGTAACGCGCAGGTCGGCAGTTCGAACCTGCCATCAAGCCCCATTACCCAATGAAGCGATAATAGAAAGGAGATGAAACTTATGGAACAGGCAATTATCAATGTTGAAGGTACGACTACCATAGAAACCGCTGCAGCAGCAAAAAAGCTGATTGAAATGTTTGGCAATCAGAACGTCCGCGCCATCTCGGTCAATCGTGTGAACGATAAGAGCGATGAGGTCATTGTCGAACTTGATTTCGTGCCCGGCTTGGCACCGCATCTGCACGGCTTCACGCTTCAGGTCAATGGATTGACCTGCGGTTATGCTGGTACTGGTCCTTCCAATCTGTATGAAGTCCTGCAGGCGGCTGGCGTGAGTGAAGTTCAGGTAGCACGCGAGGACATCACTCAGAAGAGCACAAAAACCATTCCTCTGCGCCTGGAACGCGCCGTGACTCAGTACGGCGACTTCCAGTTTGCGTAACGCTATTTGGCGGGCTTGACCCGCCATCATGGAGGGATAGCTTAGCTGGATAAAGCACCTGCCGCAAAGCAGGGTATCGATGGTTCGAGGCCATCTCCCTTCTCCATCCAGACACCCTTTCGCTTCCTTTCGCCAAAGGTATCTGGGGTATTGTACTGCATTGCGTGTAGTACGGCCAATCAGGTGCGGAACTCCGAAACCATACCACGAAGAATTTTATCCTCTCCGCGCAGCATGGACATGCGATTTTACGGGGATAAATTCAAACCGAAATTGTGTCGAGTGGCGAAGACGGTTGCGACACTGGCGAAGCACATATCTGCTTCGTCAACCATCCATGAGAAAGCCTCCACGTGGCAGATGGTGGGCAACGCAGCAAAGCTGCGGCTGATTTCTTTCAAACCGGTATCTGAATAAATGCAGATAAATAGACGAAAAAATCAAAAAAGCAAAGGAGTACACAGCATGAGTAATCAGAAAATCATCAAAGCAATCGCAGGGATTGCAGCAGCCGGTATGATGGCAACTTGTCTGCCTGTCGCAGCATTCGCAGCCACCGGCGACACCTATCATTTCTCTTTCAGCAACGGTTCTTCCCAGGACCTGGCTCCGGGCGGCTCTATGACGTTCCCGGCGAGCCAGTATGACTACGGTTACTGGATTACCCTGCAGGGCCACGGCGGCTACACCTACAACTACTATCCCGGCGACACTCTGCCGTACGATGCAGTTGACCAGTGGTTCACCGCTGACGGCATCACTTCCTGCTATGCGGCTGAGGGCAATCCGCGTTCCATCACCATCAACTACCAGATTGACGGCAACACGGTGCTGACCGAAACTGACACCGCCACTTTCCCGGGCAGTGTTGATGGTCAGAGTGTTGAAGCCTGGACCACGGATTCCGGTGATACTTACACCGCATCCAGCAAGAGCCTGAACCATGACCGCCTGTTCTACTACCTGGGCGACGACATCCACGACAACGTCCTGACCCTGAAAGCCACTTCTGCATCCACTCCCGACGACGGCAAGGATGACAACAAGGGCGATGACAAGGGTGATGTTACCAAACCCGACGATAAGGGCGACAATACCGGCGACAATACCGGCGACAGCGGCACCACCACTCCCGATGACAAGGGCGACGTAGTGGCCCCCGATAAGGACAACACCGGTAAGGACAACACTTCTACCGGCTCCAACAAGGGCAACGGTACTACCACCACTACTCCGACCGCTCCTCGCAAGAACGTTGAAGTCTCTGAGCACGGTGAAATTGCCGCCGCTATTGCCAATGGCACCTGGGGCAATGAGTACACCGTCTGCACCAGCTGTGGCTATCACAACTGGACCCGCAAGGGTAACGTTTACGTCTGTGACCATTGTGGTCACGAAGTCCTGACTGTCAAGGGCGCTGATGGCGTCAAGGGTTATGCTGGCACTCTGGCTGGCAATGAACCCCAGTACGCTTCTACCTCTGAAGCTCAGGCTGCTGCTGAAAAGCGTGAAGCCGCTTATGCCGCTTCCATCGCTGCTCTGCAGGCACAGGTTGCCGCTCGTGAAGCTGCTTATGCCGCTTCCCTGGGCATCCACTAATTTGCCATCCTCTAACTAACGGTAATCGATAGTTTTTTCTCCTTGCTGTGGGGCGGGATTTCGGTCCCGCCCCATCCTTTTATGGTCAGATGTCCGAGTGGTTTAAGGAACTGGTCTTGAAAACCAGCGGCGCCGCAAACGTCCGTGGGTTCGAATCCCACTCTGGCCGCCATGCTTGCCGGGGCTTCCCGGCTTTTTTGTTTTTGTGAGCAACACAAGGCAACAGATTGCTATATCGAATAGTGTTATGTATACTAGAGAAAAAGCAGATTAAGAGGAAACGCCATGACAAAACAGTCTGACATTGAGATGGTTGCCAAAGCCAGAGCTTGGGCTGTTAAGGCTCATGCCGGGCAAAAAGACAAGGCGGGGAAGGATTACTTCAAAGCGCACGTTACGGTTGTAGCAGAAGGCGTAAAAGGTGACCCAATAGCCGAGGCTGTGGCATTTCTGCATGATACGGTCGAAGATACGTCCGTCACAATAGAAGACATCAGAACGGGGTTTCCAAAAGAGGTTGCTGACACTGTGAGTACGTTGACCCATAGCAAGGGTATATCGTATGCTGAATATCTTTGGTATATTCAGCAAAATTCTATTGCTGTCAAAGTAAAGCTCTCGGACCTGCGCAGCAATATGGACTTAACCAGGCTCCCTCACACTCCAACTGAAAGGGACTTGGAAAGAACCAGAAAATACAAGCGGGCATATACGATACTGTCATCGAGAGAAGGTATAAGCGCAGTTAATCCGTATGCACTGTACGACTACTTGCTGGCAAACAACTGGAGCGTCAAAAGGAAAAGCACGAGGACTCCCGTTCTGGAAACAACGGATGGTTCTGCTGAAATCAAGGTGCCCATCGACCTGGCTATGGCTGACTATGAGTCCAGGATGGCTGAGGCTTTAAGCGAGTTGTGTTCGTGTGAGGGCATACCGTTCTCGAATGCAATAGCGCGGATTGTGGCTTGGAAGCCAGACAAACAATAAGCGTGGGCCTGCTATTATTTTTATGAAAAGCCTTGACTTTGTATTCTACACATTGTATAATATAGACACTGAATTTGATGAAAGGAAAATTGCACGATGTTTGCTGCTATGATGAACAAACAGAATAAATTGCAAAAGCTGTGGAGCAATTGGAATCTCTTCGGCTGTTTTGTGTTGTCTGTTTGTGCAAATCATAGTGCAGTGATGGTTGAATAAAATCATCCAAGTATCGGTTGTTTTCCATACTCTGCACGATATGAGCACCTGTCAGACGCACAACGCCTGATGGGTGCTTTTTTGATGCAGAAAATCAGAATCAGGTCACTCTAATGCCGCTGGAGTGAATTCCAGCCAGGCTTATTAAAGTGTATGCTATTATACATAATGTATATTCGAGGATTCGCCAAACGGTAAGGCATCAGGCTTTCACCCTGACAACGGTTGTTCGACTCGACCATTCTCGGCCAACGCTCACTTTCATGCGCATCGGAAGTGAGATTCCTCAAAGCTGTGTTCCCATAAGCAAGGCACGGAAGATGCGCGACAAGTGCTCGTAACTCAATCGGTAGAGTACCCGACTTTTAATCGGGGTGTTCGGGATTCGATTTCCCGCGAGCGCACCATGCCCGGCAGAGCATTATCTGCCACTTTTGTGGGTGTATAGCTCAGTAGGCAGAGCGGCGGACCGTTAATCCGTTTGTCGCAGGTTCAAATCCTGCTACGCCCGCCATAAGCTCCTCTGGTGAAATTGGCAGACACAGTGCGCTCAAACCGCACCGTTTTGAGGGTTCGAATCCCTCGGGGAGTACCATGTCCGGCAGTACAACAACTGCCATTTATGGGTTGTTAGCTCAGTTGGCAGAGCAACAGACCGTTAATCCGTGGGCCGCAGGTTCGAATCCTGCACAACCCGCCATATGCTCCAGTGGCGAAACTGGCAAACGCGGCGGCTTTAAGTCCCGTTTTACTCTGGGTTCGACTCCCAGCTGGAGTATCTATATAGGGGTGTAGCTCAAGTGGTAGAGCAGCGGTCTCCAAAACCGCTTGTTGCATGTTCGAGTCGTGTTACCCCTGCCACAATAAGAAAAGCCGTCCTCACATAAGAGGCGGCTTTTTGTTTTGGAGAGTATACAGACCAAAAAAGTGAACTACTCGGCAATTCAATTGCCGAGTAGTTCACCTTGTACGATAGATACCATCTACTAAGCACACTGTGTGCTCGTACAATTCACACTTCGCTTTTAGGCGGACTTCCCACACCGGGAGGTTCGCCTTTTTGCGTACAAGAAAAAAGGAGTGTTATCATGGGTAGTACATGGACGGCTCTTGGCAACCGACTTGAAACCGCTTGGAAGAGACCTACTAAGCCCAACTCTAAACGCCCGAAAGACGGTGAAATCATCGACGAAGAGAAATCGGTGCGCTGGAACAGGGAAGAGGTCGTTCGCCGACAGAAAGCCTGGGATGCGGAATGCTCTCGGCTGAAGAAGGCGCAGAATGCAGAAATCGAACACATCTCGGAAGCTATCGAACTTCAAATTCAGGAAGACATCAAAGCCGAAACGAAACGCAGCATTTCCAAAAAGGCTGCAACCATCCTCTGGCAAAAAGCCTACGACCGTGGCCACGCCTATGGTTTCGCTGACATCTACTGTGCCATCGAAGACTACGAGGAGCTGGTTGTTGCCGTACTCACAAACGCTCGTTGAAAGAAAGGAAAATACCATGAAGCTGAATGAATACCTCGCTAAAAATGCCGTCAAGCTGATGATTAAGGGCTCTGGAGAAAAGAATCCTACGCGCCAGACCAATGACCTCGGCATGTACGATTATGTTGAGAACCTTGAAAGCGTCCTCGGCAAAATGGTCTGGATTTGCGATTATCGCGCAAATGCGGACCCGACCAAAAAGCCGATTCGTAACATCAAACCTACCCCGGTTGTTGTAACGGACGCAAAAGAAACGAGCAAAACCATCTATTATTCTCCGGTCTATTTTCGGCCGGTAAATCGGGGTAAGATTTCTTCAACCGTCATTGCCCCATTGGACAACACCGGGTATCGCTGCAACTCTGGTACTTCCGTCAACATCTTCTACACGAAAGAAGAGTGCGTGAAGTGCTATCGGGAGCAGGTTCGACAGGCAGACGAGATTTATGAGAAAGAGAAGGCTCGCATCATCAAAGAGTTCGACGCTCGCATGCAGATTCTCAATGATTCTCTCACGCCGTTCAACGATGTCCCGCAGAGCGACTACACCGTTGTTGCAAAAATGGATGTTACGAACGATTCTCTCGGATACAATGAGAAAAATCGGCATTTTTATCTCGAGACGACCCGAACCATGATTCCGACTCGCTATACCATCGAAATGCTCAAGATGCAGGCACTGATTGGCCTGGTGGATGAACTCCGTGCAAACACCACCTGGCAAAAGGGCGTCCCTTTCCGTATCCTTATCAGAACAACAGTTTTCGTGGATGGTATTGAAGATGTCAGCCAGGCCACAACGGAATCTCAAACCATTACCCTTTGATGAACTATTAAGAGCGCACGCCCCGTCTATAGCCGTAAGGCTTAGGTGGGGAGGTTCACAAAAAAACAAAACAATACATATGTGAGGTAAAATGTTATGTCTAACAACATGTCTATTTCTTCCATCAAGGAATATTATAATAATCTCTGCACCAAAGCCAAAGAATGGAGTGCCGCCTACTATGAGCAGGATGCTCCGGTTGTAACGGATGAGGAATACGATTCCGTGATGCACGAGATTCGTGATATCGAAGCGGCACATCCTGAGTTCGTGACCGCTGACAGCCCTACACAGGTTGTTGGCGGCAAGCGTGTTCTCGGTATTCCGGTTGAACACCGTGTACCGATGCTTTCTCTGCTTGATGTGTTTTCCGATGATGAGGTCCGCAGCTTTGTGGATTCGGTGAAAGCTGAATACTCCGATGTGACCTTCTCTGTGGAGCGCAAAATCGACGGTCTGAGCTTGTCTCTTGTCTACGAACGTTCTGACGATGGTCTTGCCTATCTGACCCAGGCTTCGACGCGCGGTGACGGCCATGTCGGTGAGGATGTGACCGCCAATGTCGCAGCCCTCACTTGCCTGCCTCGCAGCATCGAGCTGCCCAAGGGTATCGGCAAAATCGAACTCCGTGGCGAGTGCTATATGTCGGAAAAGGACTTTGAAGCAGCCAATGCAAAGCAGGCGGAAACAGGGAAGAAGCTCTTTGCGAATCCCCGCAACTGCGCTGCTGGCTCTCTGCGTCAGGCTGACCCGTCTATTGCACGGGAACGCAATCTGCAGGTGTTCGTTTTCAATGTTCAGAGCGTCAACAATGGTGATGCAGCACAGTTCAGCCCGTATCATTGTGACCAGCTGAACTATCTGCGTGACATCTGCGGTTTTAAGACCACCTATTACGCTCATTGCAATGACATTGATAGCATCTTGGCAGCCATTCACGACATTGAGGAAAAACGCTATGATATCGATTACCCGATTGACGGCGCAGTCATCAAAGTCGATGAACTGAGCATTCGCCAGAAGATGGGCGAGCGCACCAAAACCCCGAAATGGGCTATTGCATACAAGTATCCTGCAGAGGAAAAAGGAACTGTCTTGCGCAACATCCAGCTGCAGACGGGTCGTACCGGCCGCGTCACTCCTGTTGCTGTCTTTGACCCTATCCAACTTGCTGGTACTCGTGTGGAGCGTGCAACGCTCAACAACGCCAACTTCATCAAGACTTTGGATATCCGTATCGGTGACACGATTGTCCTGCACAAATCCGGTGACATCATCCCGAAAATCACGATGGTAGAGCTGGAAAAGCGCCCGACAGACGCTGTGCCTTATGACATGGCGAAGCAGGTCTGCCCCGTTTGCGGTGCGCCTATCGCGCCCGTCAATGGTTCTGTGGACCTGTACTGCACGAACGACGCCTGCCCTGCAAAGACCGTGAATCGTGTCATTCACTTTGCCTCGAAACCCTGCATGGACATCAAGGGACTTGGTCCTCAGATGATTCAGGACTTGGTTGACAGCCGGTTCATTGAGAACCCCGTTGACCTGTACTGGCTCTATGAGGAGGAAGGTGAACTGACCAACATGTATGGCGCGAAGATTGCCAAGAAGGTTCTTGCTGCCATCGAAAAGTCCAAGGAGCAGAATGCCGACCGCGTCCTCAAGGGCCTTGGCTACCGTCTCGTCGGCGGTCATGTTGCTCGTGCGCTGTTTACTCAATGCAAGGCTACGAACGGCAACCTTCTGACACTGTCCACGCTCAATGTAGATACCATCAAGGAGTACAACATTCCCGGCTTTTCTGATGCTATCTATGCTGCGCTCGATGCGATGCTTTCCAGCGCTGAATTTACGCAGGAAGTCAATACCTTGCATGATGCCGGTGTCAATCTTGACTACCATGCTCCGGCAGGTGCCAATGATGAGTCTGCGCCGCTCGCTGGCAAGACATTCGTTATTACCGGTACACTGCCTTCCATGAGCCGCGATGAAGCCAAGACTTATATCGAAGCGCATGGCGGCAAAGTCTCCGGAAGTGTCTCCAAGAAGACGAGCTATCTCGTTGCCGGTGAAGCTGCCGGTTCCAAGCTGGATAAGGCAAATTCGCTGGGCGTGCCCGTTCTGAGTGAGGACGACCTCAAGGCCATGTGCCAGTAAGGAGGTCTTGTGGTATGTATGACTTCGACCGCATCGTAAAAGCTGCGGAGTCCTGTGACTTTCACGACGCATTTGCCTCTGACATCAAACGCTGTGAAAATGCTCTTGGCATGGGTGGCCTCATGGCAATCAATGCTGAATGTTGGCTTGATGTCTTGAGCGCCATGCCGGATACCGAAATTGCAGAGTATGTTCGCACTAAATATAAGCCCGGTCTCTTGAATCCGTTTAAGGGAACGTCCTTGTACATCAAATCTTAACCTCTTGCCGCTTGCCCTTCACAGGGTGAGCGGCTTTTTCTTTTTGACTTTATTTGCGATTCCCCGATAATAAAAGTACGAACATACGAAAGGAGCATGTCGTCGATGCTCAAAAAGCTCAAATTCTTAATTTTTTGTGCATTTGTTGTTTGCGCCGCAATGCCAGCTACAGTATATGCCGAGAGCTTCACAACTCAGAATGCTGCTGTCGAAACTATAACTCAACACACCCTAACCTTTAACCCAAACTGCACAGACGACTCCTATTTCATCTCTGAATCGTCCATCGATATTCCCGAATCGCATAAATATGGTACGCTTCCTGTTCCGAGTCGAAAAGGCTATGAGTTTCTTGGGTGGTATACCGCATCGGATGGCGGAAATAAAGTATCTGAATCCACGGTCATGGGCAGCAGCGATACCATTGTATATGCTCATTGGGCTGCCTATACCATCACTATTAACTATCACAACGACGATGCTCAGACATGGCATTCCTATTGCACACATGCAGTCAACAGCTGTACGAACCTTGACATCGTTGAATCGGAATCTACCGCCTATGACACAGCGTATACCCATGCAGAGTACGGTGTTCTGGATGTCGGCCGCTTCACAAAAGCAGGATACAAAGCCAGCAATCGCTGGAAAGTTGGGTCCAAAGACAGTTCCGTGATGGTGGTGGACACAAACTGGAGCGAGGAGCTCGCAGCAAGCGCAACTGGAAAAACCGTGGCAAAATATCTCGGCGTGGATGCTCAGCTTGAGCAGAGCAATGTGACCGTTGACCTCTACCCGTATTTTATCGAGGACTCGTATAATTCCGTTGTAAACGGTGTGACACCCGCCTCCACAACGGTTGAGGCATATGTACCCACGCTGTATTCGCTCATTGTGCCTGAGAGCGTAACTTTAGGCGGGAATGCTGGCAGCGGTGAAAAGACAGCGACTTTGCCCGTGATGGTGAAAGGCGACATCGGCCTATCGCAGGAAGTCAATGTCAGCACAACGCCTCCCACCATGAAAAGCAACAAGGCGGCGGATGTGCTTGCGAGCGTGGAAACACCCAAAACAACGTGGAAACGTGACGATGCCTTGGCTAGTATCACCTCAAACTATACGGCGAAAGCAAATCTGACTCCAGGTGATTGGAGTGGTACAGTATCTTTTGTTTGCTCTGTATCGGAGAACTAAACACAATGTTGCACAACTTTGCACGATGTTGTAACATTCTAAAAAGCCACTAACACGCGTGCAAACTTTTTTCAAAAAAGTTTATACAGCTTCTTGACGGCGTGTGCGACACCCATAAAATAGATAATGTAACAGAGATATCATTGATTTGCCATAGTTCATATACCTCCTGGAAGAAGGACAGATGCCCATATTGGGTTTCTGTCCTTTTTCTTTTTGAGGATTCCCGCAGATTTTCTGCGTTTTATATAGATTTATCCCACGGAATGTGGACTTCTGACAGCCGAAGGAAAGGCTGATTACATAGAATTGTCATGCTAATCAGCATGGCACGTATACACTGCGTCAATGTGTTTATATAAATGTTCCTGCACGCGAACGCCGCGTTAAGAGCGTATTTATATATACCGTATAACAATTACAAACCTTTAAGGAGGACATTACCATGATTCGAAACATAATTTAGCGAGTAGACACCATTATCAGCAACCACGAAACCAAAGCTAAGCAATTTGCAGTTAGCTATGGTTCATTCGTTCACAGTCTAATTAAGACCTAGCTGAGCAAAGATGGTGTGATACTCGCGCTCCTGCTGGAGCAAGTGAAACTGACCGAGGCCGCGAAAGCTCTGCTGCTTTTGGCAGTAGTATCAATCGTTGGCGCATTTATTGTGAAGAAAGTCTTCAAAAACTACAGCCACATCAAAGGATTGGCCGAAGACTTTCTGAAATCAGCTGACGTTTTCGGAGCTGTCAAAGAAGCGATTTCTGATATCGCCAGCGGCTCCTGCAAAACAAACAACAAAAAAGAATAATAACATCCCCGATATATGGGGCTCACATTGCTGTGGAGATAAATTCGAGAGCAGCACGGCAGCCCCACGTTACGGGGTTATATTATGGCTAAGAAGAATAACAACGTCACTTTCAACGTCGGCATCACCAACCATTACTTTGACGCTATTTCGCGCCAGAAGTTACCCATGAGCGATGCCGCTTGTGAGCCGGTTGATAATGCCATCTCTAATTGCAAAGATGCCATTAACATCTTGGTCGCGATTGTGAAAGGCCATGCCAAAAACCTAATCGGTGTGGTTATTGCCGACTGGGGCAATGGTATGTCTAAGGAAAAGTTGCCGGAAAACCTACAGTTTGGCAACGGCCACAGCAATGAGGGCCCGCTGTGCATCCATGGCGTTGGCCTGAATAATTTCATTTTGGTTGCCACCCGCAACAAGTATCCCTGGTTCATCGCTTCCAAGCAGCCTGGAGAGGACAGCTATCACCGCGTTGACGGCCCGTTCGCCACGACCATGACGATGTCCGAGCAGGAAGAGATTCCTATGGCAGATGTCGTTATGCGTGAGCAGTTTAAGGCTCTTGGCGCTCCTTCTACCATCATCTATGTGGAGATGGACAAGGCTACCGCCAGCACCATGCTGACCAAGAACGGCAGCTGCGCTGAGAGCCGGGTCACCAGCCTGAACGTGCTGCGTACCTGCCTGGCTGAGCACTTTGGTGTCAAGTACCGCAATTACTTGGCACCTGACGCTACCGGCGTTGCTCCCGCCCGTATCCTGATTCCTGATTTCCATATGGCGAATGGCAAGACGTGTGATGTGCTCGTTAAGCCTATTTTCCAGCCGTATAAGGAGAAGCGGAAGGAAAAGAACTTCACTGTTGACTATGATGGGTACGAGATTCCTGTCAAGGTTGAGTGTGGTCAGCTGGATACGGATGCAACCAAAGGTGTTGTTACTGGTGGCTATGACTTGAAGCATTTCTACCAGAACAACATGCTTACGCAGGGCTTGGATATCCAGCTCGGCGAGCGTGTTATCGCCACCGCTCAGTTTGATACCATCTGGGACAAGGCTCGTCACCCGGCCTTCAACGCTTTCACCGGCGTTGTTGCTGTTGATATTTCCGGTCTGCCGCGTGGGTTCTTGAATACCCTCGCCAACAAGTCGGATATCGACCTGAGCGACAAGGGATGGCGTAAAATTTTCGACGCTATTGCCGAAAACGTGAAGCCTCTCGAAAGCGAGCCTCTCACTCTTGAGAAATATGCGCAGGATTTTGCAAATCGGCTGGTTGCAGACACCGGGAATGAAGTTGAACTCCAGTTCCCTCTGTACGCAAACCGGACTCGTATCGACGTTCTGGAACACATCGATGAGGCCCACTGCAAGATTTATGACTTCATGAGCGGCGTTGCTACTTTGAAGTCTGTAACCGAGCTGCGGACTCATTGGGATGGCATGGTTGCACAGGGCATTCAGCCTGTTTCGGCTGTGATGTTCTGCAATAAGCGCGGTCCTATGCTCAAACATACCTGCGACGAGATGAACACTCTCGTGCAGGCTATGAATGACGAGGACTTCTACATGACCCTCGAAGCTGCTGGTGGTGATGCATCTAAGATGCCGCACTACAACTTCGATGTTATTCTTGACCAGAATATCCCCGTGAAGAAATAACATCACTTGCCGTCATCCGAAAGGGTGGCGGCATTTTTTGTTGAGCTATTGCTTAAACATCAAGATTCCTCATGTGGTGTGTAGCGTTTTGTACCGATATATGCTATAATTGGCACAAAAAGGAGGAACCGACATGGCAGAAAATAATAACAACGGTGGCAAAAACACTAATATCATCACCAAAATTAACGATACCATTTCCAAAGTCCTGGGCGATTTCCCGCCCGTTGTTCAGACAATCGCAAAAATCGTTGTCTTCGGTGGGCTCATCCTGCTTATTGCCAAAGCCATCGGCTATATTTTCCCGGTTATTGTGAACGTTCTTTTCAACCTCTTAGTCAAAATCGTTGGCTTCTGCATTCTGGCAGCCTTTCTTTACGGCTGCTGGTACGAGGTAAAACTGCAAATGACTCGCGATGAAAACTCCTTCCTGCTGAATGAACGACTCAAGTATCAGAAAAAAGAGTATGAGGAGCGCGAACGCAGGAGACAAGAGAGAGACAACAAACGCTAAAATACTACAACACACAAGCTGTCCAGCTTCGGCTGGGCAGCTTTTTTTGTTTTCCTATTGCAGGTTCTTGCGAATCGTATACCATAAAAAGTATGAAAGGAGTTTATCATGAAAACACTTGAATCCTTTTTTAGCAGAACTGCACAGTTTGGCTTGCTCATTTATCTGACCGGCTGCTTTGGCCTGTTGATTGTTTTAGGCGCTGCAGTCGCAAAATGGCTTAAACTCATCGACGTAATTCAATATATTGCCTTTGCTTTTGGACTTGGACTCCTCACTTTGCTTATCGGCATGGTGGGTCTCTCACTCCTCGGCATTAGGGGTATTGAAGAATTTTAATGGAATGACCCCATCCCACTAAGTTCCTTCAATATCACAGGCGGATGTACTTTTGTACATCAAGATGACGAGCTGCACTTGTACGGTTTTCCCAGCCTGCAACCATGCGAAGGCGTCATCTAGCCAAGGGAAACACAACCTCCTGCTTCGGCAGGAGAGATTTATCGTAAAGGAGGTGGCGAATATGTCCACTGTTTATGTACTTAACAAAGACGGTAAACCTTTGATGCCTACGACTCGCGGCGGACATGTGCGCCACCTGCTTAAAGAGCAGAAAGCACGAGTCGTAAGAGCAAAACCGTTTACCATCCAACTGCTGTATGAAACCAATGATGTAGTGCAGCCCCTATATTTAGGCATTGACCCTGGTAGAACCAATATCGGCGTTGCCGTTGTTAAAGCAAATGGAACGGCAGTCTTTACGGCACATCTGGAAACTCGCAACAAAGAGGTTCCAAAACTGATGCAAGACCGCAAAAAAGCCCGCCGCGCAAGGCGCACAAATGGCAG